AATTACCAACGGTCGCTGTTAATTGAGAAGTAGAGTGTATTAATTTCCGAACAAGGGTTTATAGTAGGAAGGCGTCACTTATTGCACTCAATCAGAAACCCTGCTCAAAGTAATAGGTATCAATTCCTATTATTCCCTGAAAGACCAAGGTTGGTAAAAAAGAGTCGATTGGTGTAAGTGGGAATGAATACCACCATTAGGGCAACATCGAGGCTGCCTCGAGATAAGGGTTCGAATCCCTTATCGACTCCAATGAGTTGATTACTCAGACGGTTTCATCTAACCATAAAGATGACGACATACTCTTGGGCGTGAGGCAAGAGCGTATTTTGAAATTCAGTTTGTCCGATATAGAAACTGAGCTCGGAGGGCAACATTACTTCGTTAGGTCTCATCAACCATAATTGCAAACAGTCAGGTGGCGGAATGGTAGACGCAAAGTGCAAAAACTAAATGATATAGGTAAATTAGTAGTGTGCTGAACCTATTGTGCAGGTTCGAATCCTGTCCTGACTACAAAACAAACTACTGTTCTTTGAAATAAAACTTATAAATTATGGAACAAATTTTAGCATTTGTTTTAGGTGTTAGTGCAGTTGCCTTTATATGGGTAATTGTGGTAGCGTCTAAGACAGCAAAACAAGTAAAAGCATTAAAAGCTAACGAAATTGAAATTACTAGTTGGATTCAAAGAAATGACGAATTAGTAAATCGTAGAATTGACCAAGAAATTGATAGAGTAAATAGTCTATACTCAGATAGTATTTCATTTACTAATTCAAGAGTAGATAAATTAGAAGCAAAACTTACATCAGTTAATAAAGATGGATGTAAGCCGGTTAAAAAGAAATTATTAAAAGGATAAATTAACAAACAAAGAACAGTAGTTAAAAAATAATTTGAGGTTTTTATTTCTATTATATATTTATAATCATAAAAATTAAAATGGCACCAATTCAAAACATACAACAGAACATTACAATGGCGAGTAGAGCACTTAATACGTGGTCGGATTCGTTATGTGGGGACGTCATTTTAGGCTTTAGCGCATATAATAACGAACCGAAACACGGAGGTACCGAGGTATGATATAGTTAAACAAACATATAACTTAAATCAAGACTCGGATCAAACAAAAAAGATTCGAGTCTTTTTTTTCACTTAGGTTTGGCTACTGGAAATAAGTTTCGTATATTATAGCATAATAAAAAAATAAAGAGTTCATTGACATATTGGATAAAGCAAAAGGAAGTGATCCGGCAGGATGAGGGGCTGCTCTTGAAAAGCAGTAAATCGTTAATAGCGGTTTGTGAGTTCGAGTCTCACCGCTTCCGCAATATTGGCTTATAGTGTAACGGTTAGCACAAAACACTTTGACTGTTTTAGTCTAGGTTCGAATCCTAGTAAGCCAACAAAATATGATAGGCGTATCATATAAAATAAAAGATTAAGCTTAATATTGAAATAAGCTCCACTAGCCATGTGGGTAACTGAATGACAGGTCTAAGAATAATTTCGCGATAATATCTTAGATGAAGGAAGGCTCAAAACCTCAATCTTTTATTTAATTTCTGGTAGTAGAGGAGTCCGGTTTATCTCGCTCGCCTTGGACGCGAGAGCACGCAAGTTCGAATCTTGCCTATCAGACAAATTGCCCTCTAGGCTTTAAAGTGAAGCACGATACTTTTAATATCGGGAAGAAGGAGCATTACCTTCAGGGGGTACAAAAGAGATACACGGACCATTCCTAACTCTATAAAATGGGTCCATCTTTGCCTCGTTGGCGTAATGGTAGCGTATTTGTTTTACATGCAAATGGCGATAGTTCGATTCTATCACGAGGTACAAAAATGGGAATGATAGTTTGTACCGGACGGCAATCCGGTACATGAGTTCATAGCCATACTATGAAAAATAAGTTTTGCCGAACTTATCGTGTAATAGTTTCGTTAATAGTGTAGCGGAAGCACGGCTGGCGTGGAGCTGGCAGGGTAGGGTTCGAAACCCGTTAATGAGCAAATTGGGGACTAAAAGTCGTTCGGATACGGCAGCGGGACTGTAAATCTCGTCCAATTGGGAGTGGTTCGAGTCCACTAGGCCCCACAACGTTTCTCACGACAGAGTATCTTAGGGTACACAAAAAGTGTTGGCTTCAAGCACCCAGTAGGGAAGTACACTTAAATAAAACAAGCACGGGGAAAGTGTCGACTTAAGAAACGGCAAGTACCAACGAAGGGAGTACGGGTCTTTTGTATAGCTGGTGCGTACGCTAGTCTGAAGAACTAGAGGAGCAGGTTCGATTCCTGCAGGACCCACTGTATTAACCTTGGACTGGTAGCTCAGAGGCAGAGCAAACGGCTGTTAACCGTTAGGCCGGGATTTCGAAATTCCCTCAGTCCGCAATAAATTCCTCATATAACAGGTAGTGTGGTCGCTCCCCAGCCTGAAGTGGGTTAATGATGGTAAGGAATTACTGCCCGATATTCTAGATAAGGCAAGGTAAGTGTCTGCGCAGGTAGTTAACAAGGTTGGTTCGATTCCAGCTATGAGGACAAATTGCTCCTATAGTAGAATGGTTAGCACACATCTCTGATAAGGATGAGATCAAGGTTCAATTCCTTGTAGGAGTACAAAAATGGAAAGTAAACTAACAAGGTGTTAGGATGTCCTGCTAAGACAATCGCTCGGTAAAACGGGTTCGTTTCAAGTACGATGCTTTCCTCAAACTCCAGGACGAAAGTTGACCGCAGGTAGCGTCGCACATAACCAGCCTTAACGTGATGTGTATGGAGTGTAATTACCGATTTGATCAGGTGATCGAAAATATCTCATAAGTATTTTCAGAGTGGATCGTTACCACTAGTCGGTACAAAAATCAACGAGACGAAGGAGGTCACGTAGGTTCGAATCCTACCGTTGATTTAGTATATGGTGGTTCTAGCTTATTGGTAAAGCGCTTGACTGTGAATCAGGAGAACAGGGTTCGATACCCGGAATCACCCAAAATGCCCCTGTGGTGAAATTGGTAAACACAACGAGTTTAAGCCTCGTAAGCTGCTGGTTCGACTCCAGTCAGGGGTACAAAATTAAAGTGGCGGAATTGGTAGACGCTAGATAGGTAAATAACTACAACTGTAATAAATCCGCTGATCACGGTTAATAAGAACAGCTCTGTCGCAGAGGTTATTATACAGGTTCGAATCCTGTCCTGACTACAAATTAACTACCGTTCTTTGAAATAAAAACTTATAAATTATGGAACAAATTTTAGCATTTGTTTTAGGTGTTAGTGCAGTTCTTCTTATAGGAGGAGTTGTGGTAGTGTTTAAGACAGCAAGACAGGTTAAGAATATTGAAAGTGCCTTAGAAGGTATTTTTCACCAAATGGACAGAAACGATGAATTAGTAAATCGTAGAATTGATCAAGAAATTGATCGAGTAGATAAAATCTATTCAGAGAGTATCAGATACACAGACTCTAGAGTAGATAAATTAGAAGCAAAAATCTTATCAGTAGATAAGGATGGTTGTGAACCAACTAAAAAAATTTTAAAAGGATAAATTAATCTAAAGAACGGTAGTAAAATATTATTAATTTAAAATCAGAGTTATTATGACAAAAAGAGCAAAAACCAAACAATTAAACAGAACAGCTAAATTAGCGTTTTACATGGCACGTCAACAAAAAGGTGACAACAACACATTAGCAGAACAAACTGGATTTACTCCTAGCTTTATTAGTTACGTTAAAAGAGGAGAAAGAAAGGTAAATGAAACATTAGCAACAGCTATGTATAATTTATCTAAAAAAAGAGTAAAAAATAGTGTTGTAAACGCTTAATTATGGGACATCATTTAATTGATGATGCTTTAGAAAATCAAACTCAATGGGAACCTGTTCCATATGGTATGGAATTAGATACAATTGATTATGTTAAAGTATCATATCAAACCATTTTAAATACTCCTAATGATGCCGAATTAGGAAATTTAGTACGAAATATATTGTACGAATTGCAAAAAAACAAATAAATTTTTACTAAAATGAGCCTTGGGAAACCAAGGCTTTTTATATTTATATCAAATAAATGTTATATTTAATGGTTATTTATTAAAATAAGTTACAATATTATTAATTTTAATAAAATATATTATGGCATTTAAAGACATCTTTAAGAAATCAAATGATTATAATGAAAAAACTATCATAGGATTTCTTTCTTTTATGGTAATGGTAGGAGCAATTGTTGTTGATTTAGTAACAGGGTACTTGGGTAGGGCTTTGGAATTAAACGAATACATTTTCGATGCATTTATGTACATCACATTAGGTTCATTCCTTCCAGATGTAATTGAAAAATTTGCAGAATTTAGAAATAGTAAAAAATCAAACGACGAATAGTATGGTAAAGTCTCCTATTTCATTCAAAGATTTTGCAAAAGATCCTGTAAAAGGACTTTTGTTTATGGTAATCCTGGCTGTAGGGTACCTGTATATAGATAACAAAACAGGATACACCTCTCAGATTGAAAAATGTGAGAAGAATGTAGTTGAGTTAAATGTGAAGGTAGATAACTTACAGGAGAGAGTTCGTAGAAGTGATAGTATAATGGCGGTAGCTACTGCAAGATTAGAAGCAATAACCGGAGTAACACCTAGATAATATGAGAAAGTATTTTATTTTATTAGCATGTCTATCGGTAACAGCTTGTAAGAATGTACAAGAAGAAGAATGCTGCCCAGAAAATCCATTAGTAGATTCAGTAATGGTAGGTTCAAAAGATGAGCCATACCCAGATTCAGCTGTAGTTAGAATTACAGAATCTTTAGAAAAAAGTGAAAATATTGAAGAAAATATAAAAAATGTAGTAGAAACTAGTTCAAAACTTAGTTCTGAAAAGGTAAACTTACTACAGGCTAATTCAAAATTAAAGACTGAATTAAAATGCACAAAGGATTCTTTAATAAAAACACAACTTCAATTAAAAGAGACTTTAACAAAACTTCCTAAAAAGAGAAACTTTTTACAAAAAGTATTAGGAACAGGTAAAGATTCAATAGAAGTAATTACAACAGATACAATTAAAAACTAATTAACTTATGAGCTTAAAAGCGTTACAAACAAAAATTGGCGTAACAGCAGACGGGGCATTTGGTCCTGGTACAATGAAAAAAGCAATGGAGTTTTATAAATTAACTCCCGTAAGAGCAGCACATTTCTTTGCTCAAACTTCACACGAAACAGGAGGATATAAATTATTCTCAGAAAATCTTAATTATTCAGCACAAGGATTACAAAGTATATTTGGAAAATATTTTCCAGGCACTTTAGAAGAATCTTACGCTAGAAATCCTGAAAAGATTGCAAATAGAGTTTACGCATCAAGAATGGGTAATGGAGATGAAAAATCAGGTGATGGATGGAAATTTAGAGGAAGAGGTGCTCTTCAATTAACCGGAAAAGATAATTATAAAGCATTCTCAGAATATTTAAAAAAGCCAGAAATCATGACTAATCCTGATTTAGTAGCTACAGAATATTCTTTTGAGTCAGCAATGTTCTTCTTTGATAAAAATAAATTATGGTCAATTTGTGATCAAGGAATCAATGATGCCGCCATATTAGCTTTAACAAAAAGAATTAACGGCGGTACTCATGGTTTGGCTGACAGAAACGAGAAGACTAAAAAATATTATGAATTTGTAAAATAGTTACATATAAGATGAAAGCCTCACTTTTAATTACATTATCATTGACAACAGCATTCGCATTTATAGGTTCATACTTCATGAATCTAACAGCAGACAACATCGAACAATATCTATCAGTAGCCTTTGTGGTATTTGCTGATGGCTTTTTTGGTGTGTGGGCAGGAATTAAAAGGGAAGGATTTAAAACATATAAAGCTTTAAAAGTGCTAAAAACACTAGGATTTTGGTTAGTAATGCTTTCTGCCATACTTACTATAGAAAAAGGATTTACTGGAACTTCTTGGTTAAGTGAGACTGTAATAGCTCCTTTCTTAATATTCCAATTAATATCGGTATTAAAAAATGCCTCAATGGTAG